CAGAAAACTTCCTAGACCAGTACGTGAATACATAAAACAATTCGCACTGAACGGACAATTTATGGTTAGGGATGATATCGTTGATAAAGTATTTGGATATAAACAACTTGATGTAACACAATTAAAAGTATTCCAATCAGACGATGGAAAGGGAAAATTGCCTCGTGTTAAGTATGTTGCGGGAATGGTGCACTATTTAGTTAGACAAATTGTTGGATACGGAAAAGACCGTATAGTAATTGCTATGCCTCAAGTAGTCATAGGTAACATGATGTCTAATATAGCGCAACTGAGCATGAGAAAGATTCCTATAGAATACATTCTTTATAAAATATATGAAGGAATAAGAGAATACGGAAGATATCGTGATGATACAGAAGAGCGCGTAAGACTCATGCATAAAATAAAAGCTAAAAATCTAGACCCAGATACTAGTCAAGAAGCACAACTAGTACTACGTCTTAACGCACGTATAGAAGGTAACAAACTTCATGCTATGAGTGCTGCAGGATTGAATTCTCTTATTGTGGAAGATGTTAATGATGCAATGATAGATGGGTATTTTAATAGAATGCGGCGTGTTCTTAAATTAGATAAATTTAGAAAGTATACTGATAAAGTTCCAGATAAAGTTGGAACTGTTGCGTCTACTTTATTTATGACTAAGTCAAGTAAACCTTATCAATTAGCACGTCAGACAGTACAAATGACGGACTTTTTAGGTAGGTATGTAATGATGGAACATGCGCAGCATGTTAAGGGACAGAGTTTCAAGGAAGCAATGCATGAAGCTCTTAATGCATTTGTACTATTTGATGAAGCCTTAGTACCTGCATTAGAAGCAATTGACGCTGTCGGAGCTACTTCATTTATTTCTTATTACTTACGTAATGCTAGAGCATCTAGACAATTGGCGCAGACTAGTCCTACATCAGTAGCATTATCTGCAATAGGTCAGCATGCAACTGGGTTGTCTACATTAGGTAATATAAACAGTTCATGGATTGGAGGAAAATTTTCTCCTAATACACTACAGTTTGATGACTTATTTGATGAAGCCAATAATATTACGCTTGTAGATCTAGTATCAGAAGCAGTAAGGGATATAATTAACTAACGCTTAAACAATACAAAACCCACGCCTATTACTATTAATAGTGGAAGTGCAAGAAGGGACCCTATTACAAAAAGGGCAGTTAGTGCAAGTACTAAACTTACAATAAGAACGCCTTTTAACCTTACCCACCAAGAATATTTAGGTAATTCTATTGTGTGATCATCGTAAAGTTTATGCATAAGTTCATGTGTTATTTCTTCCGGAGTTTGTCGTTTCATGAGAATAGAGAGTTAAGATTAGGTAATTCTTCAGCTTTTGGAATTGTAGCTTCAGGTTCTTTTCCATTATCAGAATCTGGGTACTGTGATTTTAATTCTTCTACTTCTTCTTTTTCTTCTTTAGTTTCTGCTTCATAATGAATTTCTATCTTTTCCTCAGCTAGTTCTTTAGAAGCTGCGGCCATACCTTCAGCAGCTATTTTATCTATTCTATCTTTTTTAATAGCAGCTTCCTTAATTTTATTTTCAGTAGTTTCATCTATCTGAATAACCGCTCTAGCTTCTCCTTTTTCTTCAGGAGTTAGTAATCTACCATGTTTCTTTTCTAATTTGTGTAATGCCATTTCTTCTGTAGTACGTCGTCTTCCTGGAGCAGGTGCAAATTCCCACGCAACTTTCGTACGCGCTTTACCCTTACTACTCATACGTTTAGTATTAACTGTAACTTCTACTGTTTCATTAGGTACATTATTAATAGTAAGGTTTTCTCTAATAAAGCTACGAACTTCTTCACGTACTATAGCTTCTATATCTATGTTCATACTTTCTCCTTATTTTAAAATTTCTTCGTCTAAATTAGAAAGAAAGAAACTTAATGCAAAATTTGTAAGTTCTTCATCATCTAGTTCATCTAATACTGTTTGACCATATTCTTGTTTAACTTCAAATCTTATTTTATTAATTAATTTATTGGTATCTTGAATATTATAAGTCATGATTTAATCCATAATGAGCGATCATTAAAGCATCAGATCTTCCGTCAAGTAGCCCTCCCCTTTTACCATGTAGCTCAGCGCTGGGATATAATCCTTGGGCTATTTCAGCTACGTTTTGTTTAATAGCTTTACCTTTAGCAGTTACGCCTATATATTTTTGCCATATTTTAGGAGTAACTGTTCTTATAGTTATTGTAGCTCTATCAGGCGCTTCTCCTTGAAATATTTCAGCAATAGCAGTAACTATTCCTAGATTCTTACCAAATCTAAAATTAGATTTAGCTGATACACCGTACACAGAATGAATATCTTCTATCCATATTTCACCAGGTGAAAATGACGATATTTTGCCCTCCATCCAATCAAATACTTCAAAGATAGTATTTTTCTTTAGATCTAACAGATCAATGCTGTCTGGATCCTCTGAATCCAGAACAGCGATTGATCCATTAGCCCCCGGATCGATGCCTGCGATATTCATTAAATAGGTGGTTCAGTTTGAAATAATGAACCTTTAGTTTCAGGTGCAGATCCCATAATGTCTGCTGCAGAACTACCAGTAGCTTTAGTAGATTTATCGATAACAGCCCCTGTATTCTTCTGGGCCCACTTATCAAACATAGCAGCAGGTTTATTATCTGTAATTTCTTCGGCAGTTTTACCTGCTGAATTACCAAAGAATTTACAATTATTTACGGTGCGAGATTCGCCTGTGGATACATACTTTCCATTAGCGTCTTTAGCTTGTTTGTCCTCAATTACTTGATGAACAGCTACTTTAATTGTTTTACCAATTAAACTTGTAATTACTGGACGTTCCGTAGGTAGTTCTTTCTTCTGTTCTGGATTCCAGATCTTAACTTGTTTCTTTTCTGCAGAATCCATACACTTAGGTAAACTTTCACCGGTAGCAGCTATACACATAGATTTGGCAAGTGAATATCCTGGAAGAGGATAATCTTTACCATCTTTTGTGAAGGTAATCTTATTACCTTTCTCTTTACCAGATCTAACCCAGAAACTTTCCTTAAGCTCTGCGAAATTACCACCATTCTTTTCAAGAATAATGTTAAAACTTACTGCTTCTTTTGCTGACTGGTTTAGATACACCATTTTAATAGTGGCATCATATACACCAGATTCCCATGCAAAACTACCGCCCATTCTTTCGATGGACTGTGTTTCTACACCTTTAGGGAGTTCCCATTCACTCATAAGTTATATCCTTTATTTTGAGTGTTAAAATTAATGGCTCTATTCAGCCACTGTTATTAGCTTGAGCCTTTTTTTGTATAAGGTAATCATCTAATACTTTAGTAAATTCTTTAACAGACATACCAGGTTTCCTTTTTAAAGCTGCAGCTGCTATGTCTTGTACTACAGCAATGCCCATTTCTGTAGACGCATCTACCATTTTTTCTATCTCTGCAAGACGTGTTGGGTCTAGACCGGTTACTTCCATTATCTGATCCCGTTTCATATCTATAATATTGTCATTTCCTGGATGACTCATAGTTCTCCTTATTTATAGTATTGATGAAGCCGGTTAATAACATTTTGTAAATTATTATCTATATAGGTTTCGTTTCTAGGCCACATGCCCATAGGACTACGAATTCTCTCGTTAACTGTTTCTTTAGTTAATCGAGTTTGAAATACGTATTTGAATCCGTCGTCTTTATTATCTTGGGTAGCTTTAAATAATGTAGACTTAGCAACCTTATCGTCTAGTTTACCTAAGTCTATTTTTTTAGTAGACATAACACAGGTGAAGAAACTTTCAATACCTTGATTCATCAAGGAACCTTTAACTTTAACCATAGTTTCTTTTACCATTTCAGATTCGTTAAGGATGTCTGAAGTGTGGGCCAGAAACACTACGTTCTTTGTAGATTTGGCCACTACTTGAGACATTAATATTTTCATAAACTGTGCGTATTGTCCCCATGCTTGCATTGTATTTGTTGAAGGCAATACTTTTGTACTTTCATACATATCCATTAAGTATGTAAGACTATCAATAACTATAGTATGTACATCCTTCATTTTTTCGGCTTCTTCGAATGCCTGGTATATTTGGTCTGTATCAGTAACTGTTAGTTCTCTAAATTTACTTTTAAAAGGTAACTTCTTACCATTTTCACAATTTAGATACATGACACCTTCAGGTTTATCCATAGCCATTAAGCTAGCACTTTTACCTGAGCTAGATTTACCTGAGACTAGTACTAGATGATTGTTCATTTATTTTTCTCCAAGGTTTCTAAAGTATTTCGGTATAGCTTATCATTCTCGTTTTCACGCTCTTTACTAAGTACTTGGACCTCTTCCTCGAGATTCCAAATTTGTTTTTCAAGATCTTTAATTTTTTCTTCTTTTTTATCATCGATAATGTTTTCCCATATGTTTCCGAATGAGTCACATAATGAAGAAAAAGCTTCTTTTATTTGTGTTCTATCTTTTTCTGGAATACCAAAGTTCATTTTATTTTCCTCTTTTGAAATTCTTTACTAATAGATTTAACTGTACTGTTTCTAAATTGTTCCTCAGGCAATGGTGTTTCTAGAGAATTATTAAAAGTCTCTAACTTTTCTACTATTTCACCCAATGCGTAGTTACTATCTATTAATACCATTCCATATCTATATAGGTGATTAGCTCTATTACCTTTAGCTGTATGAGTTACAAACCAACGCTCAATATTATCGACACCAGTAGCACTAATCTGTGCTTTTGTTTCGTCGGATCTTTTAGTTTCTGGAATAAACATAGTAGCGTCAATTGTATTTCCTTTGTTGTATTCATAGATTCCTGGATGTGTGGCCCATTTTCTAGCAATATCCTTGGCGCCTTCGTCTACGGGGAATGGTAACCATTCAAATACATTCTCCATAAATCTAGAATAGTCACTGGCGGATAGCTTAATTTTGTGGGACATAGGTAAAATAAGCCTGAATCTGTTTAATTCTTCAGTATGTCGTTTAGTAGTAGAAATTAGGAAGGTGTAATCTTCTAATAACGCTTTAACTGTAGATATATTAACGTCTCCATCACAGTCCAGGATAAGTAAATCAAATCCTTGAATAACACAGTCAGTTGTACGGTGCCCATTAACAAATCCATGTGCTGTATAATGGAGATTTTGAGCTGTAGTTAGCTGGTGTAATAAAGTAAATGAAGGTTTTGGATCATGGAATTCAAAGTTATATGCTATATCTTTGCTAATAGCTACGGTTAGACTATCTAAATCTGTTTCTTGAAGAGTTTCTCCATCGAAAAATTCAATATCGTCTAACATCCGTTTTTTGATGATAATGTTGTTTCTATACCCATAAGACGTGGCTAAAGTCATTAAGTCTT